AGCTAACCAACTTTACAAAGTCACCATAAAAGATAGCTGTGCCATAACCACTTGCAATCTTAATGTGGCGAACTTTGCCAGTAAAAGAACCGCTAGCACTTAAAGTGCCTACAGGTTCAGCCCCAGTAGGGGCGGCTGAAGTTGCCATAACTCATCTCCAAAGATGTGAAATTATTAAAAAGAGGAATTATCCTCGACCAAAAGTGGTGCGCGTAGTTCGATCTGGGTTAAGGAGAGGCATACGCGGATCGTTCTCCTTCATAAAGCTATTATCAACAGATTCCATCTGCTGATTAGCTACATTTTGGTAGTAGTCTTGACGCTTTTTCATCTCCTCTTCAGGAGCCTTGCAAAGCAATAATCCGCCTACCTCAATGTTACCTTCAAATCGAGATCCAATATCTGACATGACATGAAGTTCTGGATGATCTTCTGCCCTTACAGGCTCCCAACCTTCCCTAAACTTTTGTGACACGTTAGTGTTATCGGCGTTACCCAATGTACTGGTTCTAACCCATCTGAATACCCAGCCGTCCTGCGGAGCAGGGGTTGGAAGCACAGATGATGGAACCCATGAGTCACTTTTTCTCTCTTCTACTTGGCGGTCATCTCCAGACCGTGGGGTGCGCTCTTCAGCCATTATCTTAATTCCTCTTGTATGAGTTGTTTGGCGTACTGTTCATTTGTTAACCCTAATCGCTTTGCGAGGGCGATCTGGGTGTGCGTTAACTTCACTTTGCGTGGTTTAGCCCCATTGTTTCTTGACGCTGGCGCTACTACCATCGAGTTTCTTCGGGAAGGTGAAGGGGTCTGCACTTGTTGACCATCTTCCTCCCCGAAATATTCAGGAAATTTAGCTCGCATAGTGCGATCTATTTCTTGAAAATATTCATCAGATTCTGGATGAAAACCTTCGTTTTTTACCAGTTTTTCATGCACTCCATAAGCTAAAGCAGTCATATCCTTATGATCTTCACTTCCAAACCAAGGATTTTCTTTAGCCCACCTTAACGCCTGCTCGCTAGGTTGAGGCGCTTGTTGCTGCGCTGGCTGTTGCGCTGGCTGTTGAGGCTGCTGACCCATAGACTGCACATACTGGTCATATTGCTGCTTTTTCTGATTAAACTGAGCTTCGTAATTGTTTGCTTCTCTTAGCTCAGAGCTTGCGTTTAACAACGCATCCTGCGCTTCAATTACTTTTTCAGTATCTCCAGACTCATAGGCTTCTTTGTACTTAGATTTAGCCTGCTCCACAGAAAGAGCTGCACGATCCTTTATCTGGGTCACTAACATAGCTTCCCCATTCTGGATAACATGCTGGTACTGCTGGTTTTGAGCGGCATATTGTTGAGCTACTTTAACCGCTTCTTCACGCATTTTTTCAGCCGCTTCACGCTGTCTGCGCTCTTCGTGTTGCTCATATTTCAGCTTATTAATGCGTTTTTTTACTTTTTCGCTATAACCCTCAAGCTCTTCGTCATCGTCTTCTTTTGACAACACTTCTTTCTTGGGGGGTCTGCGATCTTCTGGAGGTCTGTCATCAACCACCTCAAGGTCAAACTCAGGTTGAGTTTCCTCAGTTTCACTTTGCTTTGTATTGATTTTATGCCGAACTCCTAAAAATTTATCTTCAAAAGAAGTTCTAGCATCTGTTTGCTCAACTGCTTGTTCTTCGCTCATGCCTTATATACTCCTCTAGGATCATCAACAACAGCCTCAACGCTGTCATCATTGATTAACCTAAACTCCTTGCCGTGAATTTTAATTCTCGTCCCAGAATAAGAACGCATAATAATAAAGTCGCCTTCTTTACAGTACGGCCCATTAGGAAACCGCTTTTTATCTGCATAAGCATCTGGCCCTAAAGACATTACAAAACCAACTATAGAGCCTAACTCTTCTAGCTGAATGGTTTGTTTTGCCTTTATTATGCCGCCTTCAGTTTTTTCATCTGGTTCAGGCAAAGCTATGAGAATCTTATAGCCTTGAGGTTTTGGCAGTTGGTGAGCCTTTTCTGGCTCAGTTTCATCAATACTTTTTACTGCTTCCATGTTACCTACTCTTGCACTGGAAAATGATGTCCAGAGTCATCCTGCACCGCCCTATGCGGAGAAACTATGCATCTTCAATTCTTGAATTTAGATCAAGAAGTTCTCTTTCTGCCACTGCCAAGCCTTTTATAATGCCTGTACAGTGTTGATATTCGTTAAAATCGTTACATCCACCGCCTGCAATGTGATCTGACATTTCATTCATTTGTTTTCTTATCTCATCGCGTAAAACTTGCAAAGCGTTTACTGTTAACTTGTCAACCATAGTTAGTCATTGTCAATCATATCTTGCACTAAGTCTATACCTATTTTTACACCTTCTATGGCTTCTTTTGATTCAATCTCATCCTTCTTAACTGCATCTGAAGCAACTTGAGCGCCTATTTTTGCAGAAGCAATTCTTTCTTGGCTTTCAAGTTTATCTCTATCTAAAGAGGCTTTTTCTTGCGCTTTTTGCAAATCGAGCTGAATTCTAGCCATATCTGCTTGAGCTTTAGCCATTACCTTGCCTTCTTCTATCTGAAGCTCTTTTTGCTGCATTTGAATAACAGGATCTTGCATTTGTTTGGCATTTTGCTCGGCTTGTGCCATTTGTTGGGCTTTTCCTGTCACTTGTTGCGCCGCTGGAGCCACCAAACGGGACAATCTAAGCTCAATGTCCTCTGGCAAAGGCTCATCAGGAGCAGGAAGCTCAACACCAAGCTCTTTTTCAATTCTTTGCCTGTATGCAAAGGCAACATGCTCTTGAATATGCGCTGCCATAGCCGCCTCAATCGCTTTTGCGTTAGGTGCTTTCTTCATAAGCTCTACAATTTGCGGATTTTCAACAGCAGACATGTGGGTTTGTATATGCGCCTCGTGATCTTGGTAAATAAACGCTTTTACAGGCTCTCCTGTAATAATATTCATGTTTTCCGACACCGGATCGGTTGGTTTCATGTCATTTTCTGTTGGAACAATCTGATCTGCGTCCTGTATGCCCAAAACTTCCAGCATTTGACGATGCAAAAGGGGCATATCGTACATTTGAGGGGCTTGAGCCGCCAATTGTAGTGCCGCTTGGTACTGCATAATGCGTTGTGCCATCGTTCCGGCGTTAGGATCACTAACAGGAATGATATCTATACGGTCATCAAAGTCTTCTGACACCAAAGGATCTTCAGAAAGCTCGTAAGGATACGTTTCCGGCCCATGATCACGCACAATATTGGACAAAATCTTTAATTCTTTGCCTACAGAGGCGTGAACTCTTGCCTGAACTGCGCTCATCACCTTCATTTCACGCTCTAAAACAGCCAAAGTAGTGCCAACAGGGGCTTCGCCATTAATATCAGAGGCTTTTACGTCTGCTGCCGATGCAAATCTTCGCCCTTCATTGACAATATCTGCCAAAAGTTGATACAGGACGTTAGATGGCTCCTTGTAAGGCAAGAAAGTAATGCTGTCTCGTATGGCTCCACCGGGAACATCCACATCACGGAACTCACCCGGCATGATCGGAGTGTCATCACCCTTGATTCTAAGCCCTCTAGCCTTCAAGCCACCCGGAAGATTAGCCAGAGTTCCCGCATCAACCAACTGTCTAAGCAATGAAGTGGCTGATTTGGACAATCCGCCAATCATGTGTACTAAACCAAAGCCGTAAAACCCGAATCCGGGTAGGTATTGGTAGTGTACAAAGTGCTGGCGAGGCATTCTTTTCGGGTCATCTTCATGCCAGTTACGCCTGATGGACAAAATTTGCCTTGATGACTTGTCAATAGTAATGACATAGGGCAATGCAATACCTGTATTCTCACCCCTTTCCTTGTCTTCAAAGTTAACAAGGTCAACATCAACATGCATTTCAAGCAATGTGTGACGATTATCAAATTCGTAGTTGTCTGAGTCGCCTGTCAGACGATTATATTTTTCCTGTATGTCACTAATATCAGGAGTGGGGGCTGTAAGATCCACATCAGAGTAAAAACCTGCCACCTGTAGCTTTCTAATTTCATTGGCTGTTTTCTTCATAACGTGCGTGGCACGTTCACATGTAGTCAGATCTGCGGCTCCATAACTAACTACAAAGTCTTCTGCCGGAACAAACATGGCACAAGGTCTTCCCATGTTAGGATCGTAGTAAACCTTTCTAAACGCCGAACCCGCTATCGGAAGAGAAAAAAGCAACTTTTCTGTTTCGGTTCGGTATTCGGTCATTCTTTCTGTTATTAAGTAGTTAAGATAATTTTCTACCCGAACAGATTGTCTGGACTTTTCATCCGTTAGCTTTCCCACAATGCGGGTCTTTACTGGCCCTGCGGCAGGATATATCTCCTGTATTGTCTGAGCTTGAAAACGAACCACTGCTTCTGACAGCATGGGATGAAAGACACCACAAGCGCCATCCCAAGGTATTGTCCTGTCTTCAAACTTTAACCCAAGAAGGTCAAGACCCTTCATATATGAATCTTCCCAGTCCTTTCGGCTTTCCTTATCGGACATATATGCCGCAACCAGCTCGGACGAAAGATCCATTAATTCCTGATCGTCTATAAACTCGGCAAGGTTGGAATTATGATTCATTCCTCCTGTCAGGGGATTGTCTGGGTCAAAGTCTATTAATACCCCGCCATCTTCTGTCTCTATTGAAACAGCCTCTGGATTAACAACTTCTATTTCAAGCCTTTCTTCCTCAAGAAGATCAGGCATAAAAGGAGTCTGAGCTTTATCTATAGCCATTATTTTTTCCTTTTGCCCGAAGACTTCTTTTCTTTCTCAAAAGCCGCTTCTAAAGAAATGCTTCTTTTGCGTTGTTTTTTTGGCGAAACGTACACAACAGCGTTTTCACGCAAAATTATTTCTTTTGCTTTTTTAAGGACTGCCGCGCCACGTTCCATTAAGGCTTTGATTCTTTTATTCCTATCCGTTTTTTCGGAACTTTTGTGGTCTTGCCGCACCTGATCCTCTCGCCATTGTTCCGCCTTTAGCCATGCCCTTGGACTTTTTCTTTCTGTCCTTGTTCATTGCTGTTACTGCGCCACCAGCACTCATTCCCTTGGGAGACATCATTACCTTGCCGCCACCCATCATTTTGCCCTTGCCGTCCATAGCAAAGGTTGGAACCATCTGACCAGTTTTCGGGTCTTTTGCCATAGGCATTTTGCCTCCGGCTTTATAACCCTTGGCTTTCATCATGCCGCCCTTGGCGTAGCCTTTAGATTTCTTTTTCATCTTTAACCCCTGAATATAAGTTATCAAATACCCTGTTTACATCCAATGTATAGTCCAGATCAGATTTACTGTAATGGACATGTTGGGATGGTCTAAAATCAGGTGCGCCTTCTCCCATTTCAAACCAAGCGGGATGGGACACCCTGACACGATTATTCGGTAATGCTATAATGTTCCCTGTCCATTCC